GATCACGTTGCCCACATTGTAACGTTCGCACAGGTGAAAGCTGCCTCTGCTATTAGGGATGCGGCTCGTGTCTTGGGTTATGAGTATAACGTCGGCGATCATATCGCGAAGCTTGTACCAGACGCCATACTTGGTGTAGTGAAGACACTGGATGAGTGTCTAGAAACCGAAGAAATGAAGAAACTATACGAGAATGATGCGGTAGCAAAAGAAGTACTAGATGTCGCCAAGGGCCTTGAAGGTGTGTATCGCCAACCTGGCATACACGCTGCCGGTATAGTCATAACACGTGGTCCAGTTACGGATTATGTGCCTACTATGCAGAAGGGTGTAGATAAGCCCCTAATCATCCAATGGGATGGTGACAGTGTAGAGCGAAATGGCTTGCTAAAGATTGATTTCCTTGGCTTACGTAACCTTGGGGTTATCGACCTGTGTGTCAAGCAGGTAAAAGAGAGACGTGATATAGATATAGACATAGACAACGTACCTCTTGATGATGAGGAAGTATTCGACTGCCTAAGAAATGGTAAGACGATAGGATGCTTCCAGATAGAGGGTGAAGGCATGCGTCAGATGATGATGGAGCTTCAACCCGAAGATATCTTTGATATTCTTGCTCTGATATCCCTATATCGTCCTGGTCCTATGGGATCTGGTATGGACAAGATGTATATCAATCGCAAGCATGGTCGTGAAGCGGTCTCTTATCCTCACGAATCCCTAAGAGGTGTATTAGAGAAGTCTAGAGGGATCATGCTTTACCAGGAAGACGTACTGAACGTAGCTAAGGTTGGTGCCGGGTTAAGTCCCGGCGATGCCGATGATTTACGTAGGGTTATTGGTAAGAAATATATGGATAAGGTAGCTGAATTTAGAAAGAAATTTGTGGACGGAGCCATGAGTACGAATGGTATGTCTGAGAGAGTAGCTAACGATATCTATTCAGACATTGAGTACTTTGCTGGGTATGGTTTCAATAAGGCGCACGCTGCTGCGTATGGTATTATCTCATATCAGACAGCATGGCTAAAAATTCATTATCCTGTTGAATATATGGCAGCTCTTATGTCTACTGTTACAGATAAGAAAGACAGAATGAATCTCTATCTTTCAGAGTGTAAGAGCATGGGGATAAATGTTCTTCCGCCATCGGTATCAGAATCGAAATACCATTTCACGGTTAGGGATGATGAGACAATACTCTTTGGTCTGTCTGCTGTTGAAGGTGTAGGCGAGGCACAAATCAACCACCTTAAGAAAGAGGGTATTGATTACAATACATTCTTTACATTCTTTAGAACAGCTGAATCAGGTGCGCTCAACAAGAAAACCTTAGAGCAACTGATAAATGCTGGAGCCTTTGATGATCTTGTCAATACAGATAAGATCACACAAGTAGGTCTTAGTAGATCACAGAAAGTAGAGATCCTAAATAGGGAGAACTCTGCTATTGGCATCTACCTATCCGGTCATCCCCTTGAAGATATATGGCCCGTAGTCAAAGACGAGGTATCGCACACATGCCTTGAGGTCATAGATAACGCGATAGGTAAAGGATCGGTCAAGCTGATAGGTCTCGTCACCGAGTATAAAGAGTTGACCACAAAGAGAACCGGCCAGAAGATGTGCAAGTTTAGCATCGAAGATATGACTGGTAAAGTTAGTGTAGTAATTTTCACGAAAGATTTTGCTCGCATATCTAAATACCTAAGCATCGCGAACGGTCAGGTGGTGGTAGTCACGGGAAATATGCGTCGTGAATCAGAGAACGCAGACATAAATATCATGGGTAGAAATGTATTTCTACTCGATAGAGCATTGGTAGATGGTGGTTCTCCTATAGTTCTCGAACCAGAAGGAGCTATTACCCCTAGCCAACTAGCTAGGTTATCTGATATCATTGATAACAATCCGGGAGATAGTCCCGTATATATACGTTTATATGATCAAGAGTATGAGATTAGTTTTAAGTTTACGGGTTCAATGAATCCAAAAGCTGAGACTATCTTAGTAGAAGTTTTAGCATTAGCCAATTTAGAAAACTTAGTAGAGGCTTAGATGAAAGAAAGAGCTGTAATGATTACATCACGTCATACGTATAGTAATCCCGTTGACAAGTCCTGTTTTAGGCAGTGCACATCGTGCCTGAGATGCTCTAACAAGGGCATGAAAACAGAGTGCGATGGCTGTTCGGGTCACCCTGATTTACATGGTGAACGACACCCACATAATGATCACTTTTGTGATTGCACTAACGGTGTCATGCGATGGGTTACGAAGGATGGTAGAACTATTATTAGACGATACATGTCTAACCCATACAAGGGTCAGGTCAAGACGGATGCCGTTAGTCAAGATGAGCAAGACTGGAATGCTTACCTGACAGAAAGACGCGAGCAATTAGATGACTCCACATGGAATCCCGTTACTGTTTCTGAAGATTAAATGATTATTGGAGTATTTTATGGGAACAAAAAGATGCAACCAATGTAATGATTTAAAAGACACAGATGATTTCCATTGGAAAAATAGAAATAGAGGCACAAAAACCGGGAAGTGTAAGGATTGTACTTCTACTTATGACAAAAAACATTACGAGTTAGTGTCTAAGTCTCGTAAAGATAACGTAAAACAACATAGAGACTTTAAGAGATTTCACAATGGAATGAGAATACGTAATTATCTTATGGAAAACTCATGTGTTGATTGTGGCGAATCTGATCATAGAATTCTAGAATTTGATCACAGAGATCCTAAAGATAAGCTCTTTGCTATTGCTGCACGAAAAAGTGTCTATAATTGGAAGAGAATAAAATTAGAGATAAATAAATGTGATGTAAGATGCGCAAATTGTCATCGTCGAAAGACATATATAGAAAATAAATGGAATTCATATCTAGATGATCCACCACCTCCGCTACCATCGGTAGCTAAAAGTAGCAAGAGAAGAGAAAATATTTTCGAGCAGAAAGTAAAAGCCGCAGAATTCCTGAAAGAGGGATTGAAATTTATTGAGATAGCAGAGAAACTAAATATAGGTAGGTCTACGATTAATAAATGGTATCTATATGATGAATCATTCAGAGAATTATTGGGAGACTTTATGTACAAGAACTACGAGCGCAGAGAACACTTCAACGATCCCGACTTCAATCCAGTAAAAATCGAGGAAGACTAATGGCTATTTTGGGTAAGGAAGTATACGAAAATGATAAAGCATCACTGCAAGTATATGACTACGGTGGTGTCTGGTTAGGCGCTGGTATCGGTGGGTCATACTATACGGACGAAGAGTTTGAAATGCTATGGCCCCTAGTCAAGGCATATGCAGAGGAGAAGGGGCTGTAACATGGAAAGACCTAATGATTCAGGAGAGTGGATGGAGTTGGGTAACACCAACTGGGTTCCTCTGCCTGATGGCACCTTCATCAACAATAAGGAAGGCCTTATTAGAGATGAGAATGGTAATGTCTATGGCTTAGATGGCGTAGATGTAGACGACAGCACTTTATTCCTTGAGGACGATTAAATGGCAAGACTTATTGAAGACATAACGGATCCAATGGAGCTATTGTCTTTAAGTAGGATGTCGTACTCTAGATACAATTCTTTCGAGAGTTGTGAAGCTAAGTACTTTTACACCTATATCTTAAAAGAACCTTCAACGTTCGGCGAAGCAGCCGTCGTTGGGAACATTATACACACTGCTCTAGAGAACACCCTAGAAGATGGTGTCAATGTTGCTGACGTAGCCGATGAACTCATGAAAGAGTACAAGAATCAGATAGAAATATTTGATCCTGAATCTCAGATTTCAGAGGACTTGTTAGAAGTTGGTGAGGTGATGGTGGGACAATTCATAGATAGACACGCCCATGAGTCCTTCCCTATCCACGCCAAGGAGAAGGCCTTCGCCATTGTTGCAGGTACGACACTAATAGCTGGCTATATTGATCGTGTGGACATGCCTGAGGACTCTGATGTACTCTACATCACTGATTATAAGTCAGGTAAGTTTGAGGTCACCAAGAAATGGATTCATAAAGACCTTCAGCTAGGCATATATGCCTTGGCCATGAAGACTATATTCCCTGACAAGCAGATCTATGCAGAGCTGTACTACCTGAGATCAGGTAAGCAAAAGGGTCATCTGTTCACTGATGAGGACTTAGCTGAAGTTGAGCAGAGAGTGATCGACCTCTCTACCGAGGTTAGAAATAAGAAAGTCTTTAACTATACGAATAACAGAAGAATATGTATGTACCTGTGTGATCACGGCAAGACCGGTGCGTGCCCTCGTGGTGTCTCGGTTCAGAAGGCAATGCCACCTAAGAAGAGATAAATGAGCATCACATGAGAATATAAAAAGCCCCCCATTTAAGGGGGGCTTTTGTTTGTTCTAGACTAAAGGATCAGATCAGTCTCCACTACGTACGCTAGCGTTGATGATCTCATCAGGATCCTCCGGAAGGAGTTCCCAAGATGAGTTGACAGCCTGTTCGAAGGCGGTGGTCTCGTCGAGACCTGCTTTCACCAAGCGGAGGTATTCTGTCTCATCTGCGTTACGGATAATGGTACTTACAATCTCGTTCATTTCATTTGTTTTGGTCATAAGGAGAACTATACACAGGGGAGAGAGGGTACCACAACCTGTTATCCAAGAAATTTGCATTTTCTTTTTAGCATGCTATAATGATACTTATTAAAGAAGGTTATTATGTCTTATAAAACCACTAAGTGGACTACATCAGAAGATGCAACGCTAGTAAGGATGTCCTCAGAGAGGGCATCTATTAGTGTCGTGTCCAAGAAACTAAAGAGATCAGAGTCTGCTGTCACCAATCGAGCTAAGTATATTCGTAAGAATATTACACACCTCTTGAAAGAAAAGACTGCACGCACTAGAACCAAGCATCGTCAAGGACATAGGGCCTATCTTGGTGTGAGTGTTAGGAGTTCTTGGGAAGCCAACTTTCTAAATGCATTAAACTATCAAAAGATAAAATGGGAATACGAACCTAGGACATTCGTTTTCTATGAGATAGAGAGAGGAACAAGGTCCTACTTACCGGACGTATACCTCCCCAAGAAAGACATATGGATTGAGGTTAAGGGTCAGTTACGCAGTGCCGATAAGACAAAGACCAGAAGACTTAAAAAGTTCTATCCAGAGATATTTGCAAAACTCCAGTACGTCACAAAGAACCCTAGAGTGGAAGCATCAAAGTTCTATGAATCTATGGGTATGGAATGCTATGCATACTATGACGATCTAAAGAAACAATATGGCTCTATCAAAAATTGGGAACACTAATGGCTAAGAAGAAACAGGAAACTAAAGCCGTCAAGGCTAAAGCTAAGACTAAAGTTAAAGACTCTAAAGATAAACCTAAGAAGAAAGTATATAAAGAGCAATATTATACGCTCGGAGAAGAAGAAATGCAGGCACTGATTCAGTTAGCCAAACGTGGCGATGACAGGGCACAGAACGAACTACTCAAAGTGTTCGACAACTTCCTCAAAAAGTATGTGAATCTTCTTTACTATAATAAATACAACCTTTCAGACTATGATATTAGAAAGTTTGTTGCTCTCTTCGTAAAGGATTCTGGTGTGAGGTATTACCTCGTCAGAAATAAGATGAACAAGACATCTAACAGTCACGTTAAGGAATGTGTCAGTGGTATTGTCTACATGGCTAATAGATATGGGGACCCAGAGGATGTAAGACAGACTGTTCAGCTCACCTTTTTGCAATGTGTTACACGATATGAGCGCAAGGGTCCCATTCCATTCAGTGGATTCCTATACAGCTACTTCTTTTATATGCTTAAAAAGAATGTAGATCAACTACTGATAGATCAGCTGGGGAGGAAGACATTCCCATTAGCGACAGAAGAAGACCGTAACTCTGATGACGATGAACCCGTAGTTGGCTTTACGGCCCCCCCATTACCATCCGCCGAAGAACTTATAGGTCCAGATGAGATCGACGAGCTTTGGGTAGCAGGCGACACTGCACTACCACCCTTCTCTGACCTTACTATACAGGAAAGGCAGCTGATCAAGTGGAGATTTATAGACGGGTATAAATCTTCTCAGATTGCTAGACGCATAACTGAGCATCCGAACACTGTAAGGGAACACTTCAATAAGATTAGAAGTAAGATCACAGATATCGTAGGCGAAGACATAGAATACCTTCTAGGCTGATTACTATATAGACCATACGTACCCTTCATTGGGACTTATTTTAGGTAGGAATAAAACATGAGAATTATTAGTAGAGCAGAATGGGGAGCAAGAACCCCTAAACATCGAACAGCGATGAGGTCTTTCTCTAGAGATTTTATCCACCATAGCGCTGGCCCTATAGGTCAGAGTCCCCGTAATATCCAGGACTTCCATATGGATGGTCGTGGATGGTCAGATATAGCTTACTCCTTTCTCGTAGATCAGAAGGGTAATATTTATGAGGGAAGAGGCTGGGGTATAGCTGGTGGTCACACCCGTGGCTATAATTCTGTATCCCATGCGTTTTGCCTAATAGCTAACACACAGAACGTCACCCCCTCTGATGCTGCTATCAAGTCCCTAGGATGGTTGGTCGATGAAGCTGAAAGACGGTACAATAATCAGCTCGTGAACGGCCACAGGGACGTTGCAGCCACTGCCTGTCCAGGTGAGAGGCTATACGCATTACTGGATGAAGTTATTTCCATAACAGGGACACCCTCTATGCCCACTCTAAAAAGGGGATCGAAAGGTGACGATGTCACCACTCTCCAGTCACTACTTAATCTTGCAGTAACGAAAAAGATTGTGGTTGACGGAGACTATGGTCCAGCAACAGAATTCGCAGTAAGAGAATACCAAACAATTCTTAAGGTGAAAGTAGATGGAGTGTGGGGTCCTGAAGCTCATGCGGCACACAATGCACTCTTTGCTTTCTTGGAATCATTAGATAACGCCAAAACCCCAACAGCGAAAGAAGCAGAACCAGCTTCAGGTAAGCGCGCCCTATTAAAAATGGGCGATGCAGGTGTTGAGGTAGAAAATCTGCAGAAGCAGCTCGTTAAGCTGGGGTCAGAAATATCTGTCTCTAGTGTGTTTGATTTACCAACACAGAAAGCTGTTAAAGGTTTCCAATCCTTCTTCAAAGTTGAAGGTGGAGCAGATGGTGTCGTAGGCCCCAATACTTGGGATCTAATTGATTTTCTTACAGCCAAAAAGGACCAGGACGATGCACGACAAGCGGCAGAAGATGCTAAGAGAGCAGCTGAGCAAGCGAGGCTTGAGGCTGAGCAGGAGCAAAAGGACGCTGAGGCCAAGAGAACAGAGCAAGAGCGTAAAGACGCCTTGGCAGCGGCCATCAAAGCTAAGGCAACAGCAGATGCTCTCGAAGCAGAAGCAGCTAGGTTAGCCGCCGAAGCCAAAGAGCTAGAAGACCTTCTAGAGAGGGATCGTATAGAGGTCATCCAGGAAGAGTTGGACAGAGTAAACACCGAGAAGGAAAAGGTCGAGGAGGACTTAGGGGATGCCGAGGAAGAGATAGGGACGCTTCGTAAGATCATAGCTACCTTGGTTAACCTGGTGAATGCTCTAGTAAACTCTGAGAAAAATATCAAGGATTGATTTCATGGCAACTAATTACCCAGGTGCACCTGATGATTTCCCCAATCCAGATGCTTTAGATAATCTGACGGGTCACGCAGCATCGCACTCAGATGTGAATGATGCTATTGAGGCTATACAGAATGAGTTGGGTGCAACACCTAGCACTGGTTATGCTTCGGTAGCAGCTCGACTTAATCATCTCAATAATATACCAGATCAGGCGATAACTGCAAATGGGTTCGATGGAGTGTACCGCAATCAAGTTATACCCAACGAAACATGGGTACCAATCCATTTTCCAAATAAGGTTAGAGACTCACTTGGTTCACCCCTTGAGGGGACTCCCGTAACGGTTGGTGCTGCGGTTACATTAAGTCCAGCTGGACCAGATGTAATCAATATCGGTGTCAGCAATGCTTCCGAATTTCGGGTACCGACGATATTTAGCGGAGAGTGGGCAGTGATCGAAGACGTCAGTGAAGGTACCTGTCAAGTCGTTAGCTATACGGGCATTACTGATCTTGCTGGTGGCGGAGATGATTTATTGACTGGTGTATCTCTAGGTAATCTTACCTTAACTACTTCCGACAGAATAGCTCAAGCCGCTGTACGCATTGCCGCAGATCCTGCGGATCACCTTAACTCTTACGCATTTTTGATAGAATCATCCATCACATTCAATGCTCCAGACATCGTAGGGGAGACTGGTACTAGATCCTGTTCTCACGTCGCTTACATAGAGTTCTTTGGATCGTTAACTAGAATTCCCATATCTCAGCAAGATTTTAGGGCAACAATAAATTCTGATTCACAACAAAATATACACTTGAGCAATATTTATCGTTCTTCCAATAATGAGGCTGGTGCTAACCTCATTGAGGTATGGCAAGATTCGGGACAAGACTTGAATCTTGCCAATACGGGATTAGGATCTAGTACTAATGTAACTCAGTCTTCGCTAAGTGGCGTCAAGGAATAAGGAACTTAAATTATGGCTACAAATTACCCTAATGCCCCAGACAGCTTTTCAAAGCCAGATCCTAAAAGAGAATACTATTCATTTCACAATGATCAGATCGATGCGATCGAAGCGATCCAGCTAGAGCTTGGGGCTACTCCCTCTACTAGATTCGATAGATTAGAGGCTACAGGTAGGGGTATATTCTATCTAGTTGATTTCGATACGACTAATGCGAGAGATACTGATTCTCTTGATTGGGATGTAGTTTACAATCGGGCAACGTACTACATCAGTGAGGTGTATGGCGGCGGCACTCTGCAACTCCCAGGGTTTACCACTTTAGTCAGTGGCGTTGTGTTGGCTCCGTCAGGGGTGACGTTCAAAGGCTCCAATCAGATGACTTCAGTCATCAAACTAGCGGACCACACTGATTTAGGCATGGGGGCGACACGTCATCGTTGCATGATTGAGTCGGCTAGAGGACACCTGGGGGGCATCGGAGACGCTGAGACTGCTTCGGAAGCATGGCATGCCCAGAATTGGGACACAAGTACGAGTACAGGCACCTTCGGGTCTACGTTCTTGCATCTTACAGTTGACGGTAACGCTGACAACCAAGACGTTGACTACATCGATGACACAGGTAACTACGAGGGCGGCGGAGGCATTGGTCTCTTCGGTGCCCCCATGATTTTGGAGCACGTGTTCATCCGTGAATGTGTGGGTTGGGGTTTGATGACTGACTGGGGCAGCAACGCTCATGGTCCTACAGAATTTGATGGTTCTGGTGCTGGCGGGGGCGGACCGCTAGAGTCGCGGTTCAATAATCTTGTCTTCACTGCCAACTGTGCAGGCTCATGGTGGTTCAAGGGACCTCACGACGCTTTCGCCATGTCGATTGTGTTTGTTCACCACAACAACCAGCGTTCTGGAAAGTACTGTGACTACGGTCTTTACTCTGAGGGTGGACCGCTTCAGATCCATCAGACTCATTCGTGGGGCGGGTCTTGTAAGGTCGGTCAGTGGTTTAAGGATGCTTCTCCTGGTCGCATTTATGACATCGTGGGCGAGGGTTCACACGATGCCCAGATTATGATCCACGCTACAGCGGGTGGGCAGTTCCACGGGTTGGAGACTTTCACGCAGGGTAACTACAATCAGCGTTCGCTTGCTGTTGCTTGGCAGGATGGTTCAACGATTCAAGCTTCTGTCGGGTCGGGTCCTGGAGGTTCTCTCTGTACTAAGGTGGGGGATCCTAACTATGGTAGAATTAGGGTTGAGGGAAGTGCTTCTAATCAGGTTGATTCCATCACGATCCCTGGAGTGAACAGCGGAGCAAACATTCTTGATAACGCCGTGGTTTGGTCTGCCGATGATAGCACTACTGCTTTAGCTGTGGCAGCGGAGATCGAGTCTGCTGCTAACGGCGGAGTGAGTGCTTACGCTGGTCGAGATGAAACCGGTCTCACTTGGGTTTATTTTGATGATGGCGGAGATGGCCCATCCGAAGACGCTGTGATTACTGTCGGTCAGTCTGGCGGTACAGGAACAGGATTCTACAACGACATTTGGTGGAACGGTGACGCTCGCGGATGGCGCAAGGATTACATAGCTTGGGGATTCGTTCAGTCCGGTTGGGGTCCGACCAATATCGCAGAGTTCAATGTCAAGGGTCCTAACTCGTTCGCTGCTGACCACAATTTGACTTCGACCATTGATGGTGTGAGCGATCCTGTTACGTTCACGATCAACGACACTTTCAGCAATCAAGACCACCCACCTACCGAGTTAGATGCTCAAGGAGTGCTTAGAGCTAGTTCATCGTACAACGCCACTACGGGCGTTGGGGTAGCTCCTATGGTGTTCGAAACTGAGGCTGGCGAGCGGCTGCTTGTGACGAATTATTTGTGGACGGGTTCTGACTTCAGTGTCACAGCTAGCAGGTCATACGAAGGAACTACTATTGCATCTGCCGCTTCAGGTGAAAACGTTTACCGAATCATTAACCCTACCATGGATAATCTTGATGATGATGGCTTCGGTTCGGTTACTTGGAGGAAGTCTGGGGCGAGTGCTTTCTTGGCAGCGTATCAGGGCTTCGAAGGGTACCACAGAATGGGTACTACTAGCAGCAAGATCGCCTTCTTCGATTCTGAGGCTGGGGATGTCCAACAGGAGATTACTGGAGATTTGAGTTCCGGAACCGGAACGTTAGCAGGTCTACAAATAGTTGTAGCCGATCTTCTCGCTGCACTTGGCCAGGGCGATGGCGGTACTGTTGATGGCTACGGTCTCATTACTGACTCCACCACTACATAAGGACTGTTTAATGGCTACAAATTATCCAGCAGGTTTCGACGACTTTACCAATCCCGATGGTGCGGACCCTATGACTCTGCACGCAGAGCTACACTCAGATGTTAATGATTCTATTGAAGCAATGCAAGCAGAGCTAGGAGCTACACCTTCCGGTGATTACACCACTGTCGGTGAAAGATTTGGAACGAAAGCAAACATCGTTAACACCGATGGCGATTCAGGTATAACTATATATGTAGGATCCATTGCACCAAGCGATCCCGCAGACGGTGATGTTTGGTTGGAGACTTAACATGTCTAGCGTATCCGATCTCTTCAATCGTGCTGATGGTGCTCTTGGTGGCGACTGGGAAGTCTATGGAACAGCTGGTGATGCGGGTGACGGCTTTGAGATAGTTAGTAATTCCGCAGGCTTGGATGGCTTCCCGATAGGGTTGGGGAGATATGCCTGTAGATTATTCGACGTAAATTCTGGTAATCAAGAGATAGAGATGACTGTGGGATCTGTTGAGGGTTCCCCGATAGCTAGTTCTCAGATAGGTATATGCGGTAGACTGGATGGAACAAATTCATCCGCTAATAGCTATATGCTTATGTACGATACGGATAGTGGCACACTAGTGCTTCGTAAGACTACGGGGTCTACCGTTCCCTCTAGATCCGATCTGGCTTCCGGCTTTCTTTATACTCCTGTAACCGGTCATAAGATTAAGCTTAGAATAGAAGGGATTAGTACGGTTACTATTACGGGGTATTTAGATATTGGTTTCGGATATAATCAAGTCATCACTGCTGTTGATAGTTCAAGCCCCATCAGCACGGGGAATTACGGGGGATTGTATTGTTATAACGGGGGTAGTAATTTCCATCCACTCACTGCTGATGATTTCACAGCATCTAGTTATCCAGATGAACAGGAACCTTTCCCTCAGATTTATGGTTCCGGTATCTGGTCTAATTCGATAGGCGCGTCTAATAGTGTAAGTGATGTCTGGGATCCCCTATCTAATGTGTACTTGAGGAGTGAGGCCACATGGATACGTATTGTAAGTGGCTCATCAAATCCCAACACCGTAGTTCCAGTGGCTCCTGTACCCAGTCTAGATTTCAATACTCTAACTAGTACCGAGGCCATAGGTGGTGATCAATTCATCACGGTAGATAGTCCAGCATCTCTTAGCTTTAGTACTGAATCGTTTACTATCAATCCAAATGGATTACCACTGGCGGTAACTTTGACTACTGACGACGAGAACGCGACTACGCATGTAGGGCTTAGTGATTCCTCTGCACTCCCAGGATCTCATGCTGGAGAAAGGGAATTGGTATCTGCAGATAACGGAACAATAATTCAAGATCAGTGGTTCACTAATGTGACATGTAAACCTGGATTTACTGGTTGCACTATTCGCAACTGTCGTATAGTGGTATCTCAGACGACACAAGGGGCTGGAGCTGCGTACTGTGTCGATACGACTAATGGGTTTGGATCAGGCGAGAACTCTGTCACTCTGCCGGATCAAAGTTTGGTAATCGAGAATTGCTATATAGAACATGCGAATGATGGTAACTGTATCCTCGGTGGAGGAGTAGATGTACTCCGTACACATGTAGTTGGTGGTGAAGATGGTCTGAAATTTGGTAAATTCAATGCTTCACGTGTACGTGAATCAATCATTGAAGAACAAAATCATCAAGGACCTGATCCTCATTCTGATGCTATTCAGTTCACTAATGGTGCAGGTCCTGGTTCTAGTGGCTTTATCATAGAGGACTCTATAATTCAAGCCAATTGGTCAGGACAGAATGCTCCATTGCAAGTGAACGTCTTTGGCAATGATCAAGGTGGAACTCCTACTATTACTTCAAGAAGAAATTGGTATCATGGAGGCAACTTCTTCCTACTTGGAGACAGTAATTCTCTGACAAGCGGAGGAACATACATATCAGAAGACGATATGTTTGCATACTCTAGTACTCAAAACGGAAACTTTGCGGATCCTGGATGGGATACTCAGACGGGTGCAGTTTACTGGAATAGACGAGTGCGCCCCCGCCAATCCGGACAAGGTGGTAACTACACACCAGCAGGAAATGACGGAGGCTCGGGTGGCACTGGACCGGATGAACCAGTTGGTTCTTTCCCAGGGGATGGAACAGCTATCTAAGGTTCAGGTACCAGCAGGTCTACCTTCACCTTGCGCATCTTTAATCATCTGATATCTATTATTAGTTTCAATAGAGACTATGCTCATAGCATCTGCTATTGCAGCAGACACTTGTTCCGCTACATCTTCCATCTTTGTACCGATTGGAATAGACACACCAGCATAGATATCTAAGTGTTCATAGTTTGATAAGTTAACTCTACGATTGACTCCAGCAGTTACGAATGGAGTACCAGTTGCCATAGACTGAACTGCAATCTCTTGAGATCTATCATTGAAGCTCTCATTCTCATTCTCTGTAGCACCTTTGTTTTTAGTTAGCATATAGTTCATTCCCTATTTGAAATTTGCTTGCGATGATATCGTAGACTTGGAGGACTTGGTCTTCTATAGTGAGACCATTCGTATCTACCTTTATATCAAAAGGCATTACGTTCACTAGGTTCTCTGATGAGTGATTCGATTGTGCTTCAGTCATTTGCACGTTGTCTCTGCGCTCTAGACGCTCCTGTCTTGTCTCATCACTGGCTTCGAGCTTAATCATCAAGCCGTTAGGGTGATTCATGATCATCTCTGCTTCATTAGGAAAACGTACGTCAGAGACCATCATGATATATCTGTGAGACTCCATGTATGGAGCAAAGCGTCTGTTGACTGTACGCGTCAACCATTGGGTCCACACGTTAGGGTTCAATGCTCTACACTTCTCAGTCCCAATCATCTGAAGGAACTCTCTGGGTTTCTCTGAAGGATCTTCCGAAATAGGAAACTCTACGGTTTCATAGGTAAGCTCTACTAGCTCTGCAAAATCAGGGCCACCATATATGGGGCTAGCAAAGATGTCTAGGTACTTTTCCATTGTAAGGTAGAGCTGACGCTGTGTAGCATTCTCGCCCTGTACCTCTCTACGAATAGTGGCGAGTTCATATAGTGGAAGAGCAAAATAGATATGATCCCACACGAGCATGTTCTCTTCATCTATTCTCACTGACTTTCGTGGAACTAAACCTTCTGCGGTAACAGTCTTACCGACTCCGGCCTTCCCACCCAGCCCTATGATGATAGGATAATCTGGATTCAACGGATAAACTCCTTAGTGTGTGTGTTGTTATCATTATACATACATATGTGACGTACAACAAATATTTATGGGGTCATTTCTTCTATGATCTGTTCAACCGACGGGTAACCATATGTACGCACCGTCTGACTGTTTATGAAGACAATGTATACACCCCTACCAGCATCGTTCTTTAGAGAATATATTGCACCGTTCTCCCATTGAGCAAACTTGCCTTGCATGTCATCTAAGAATCCCTCTATACAATAGATAGGCTGTTCAGATCTGAGTGATCTTCCTACAAAAGGAATCATTGAATGATTGTTAAAAAAAATGTTAGCTATCTCTTCAACGATGGGAGTAGTTATCTGTGTGGAGACATAAGGGATCAGATCCATTTCACCTGTCTCCATGAGAGCAGTTTGTATGGCGGTGAAGTTATCTACACCTTGAGATGAAGCGATCTTCTCTAGACCGAACTCTGCCTCAGGTGTAGTCTCCAGCATCTCCCAGAACCAATCAATCTTTCCGAGGTGACTCTTCGTATCTGAGGCCATTTATGATCTTCTCCAAATATTGTGCAACTTGTTCCTTACCTTCCTGGAGAGGCACATTGCCTTCCTGTGCCATACTGATAGAGGCTGTCACTGTCAGATTAAAAATGTTATCTAACAATTGAGCGCTCATTAATTGAGCTTTTTCCATTAGTTATTACCCCATCCTGATTCAATCAGGTGATCGTTTAATGACTTAGGTACATTTATAGCATAGATTTCGGCACGCCACACGTCTTCGGTGTTATTTCTTGTAATGTATGCGATGAGTGGCCAGACTGATGGGAAGTTTCCATTCTCTTCTAGCCAGGTAGCAACGTGTTCGGACACATGCAACCCTTCCGGGCGCTTAAAACCACGTGCCTCAGGAGTCTGTACGCCTAGTAGGCGGACCCGTTTGCGTATAGTAAGATCAAAGCCAAGGTCTAGATCAAGAATGAGTCTATCGCCTGTGACTATTTGATGTAATCTGGAAGGATATTCTCTAGACATAGTACACCTGTATAGTGTCGTTGATATCTAAAGTATACCATACGTATTCGCTTTACGCACTAAGATGACGCCAAAGAGGACCTTGTTTCTTCAGCTTCTTTTGGTTAGAGCGCCAAGCAAAATATCCACCTACACGTAGAGCATAGTACATTGCATTACGATTGATCCATGTAGCTCCCGCACACTCCATAGCATCTCTGAATATCTGGTCACTATGCTTACGAGATATACTAGACTGAGATGAGTACCAGTCATGGAAGTATGCGCCAACTCTTTGTGGCCCTACAGAGCCTGTCTGCCACCACCTGAACAGCCAGGGAATAGAAGCGAAGTCTGTCATGAACCCTGCAGGCACTACGATTGTGGCCTTACCTGGGCCTTCACTGTAGATGGCATTACTCTCAAGAACCCATGTCTTCCATTCGTTCTTGTTTGGTTTCCCACCATTGAGCAGAATCAATTCTGCCATAGGTATTAAGGATTCTGGCATCTGTACAAATCTACCCATGATTACTCCTATGTCCAGTCTGTGATTGGATCAAGACCATTGAACTTTGGGTTATCTTCTTCTTGACCGTAGCTTATCTCTAGCCACCGAGGCCGACGTGCCTGGTCAGCGAGAACAACGAAGCTTCCTACCGACTTTGGATGGATGAAGCTTGAACGAACCCTGCACGACGCAGACGTCTCGTGCTCGAAATACCAGCCTATCTCACAGCCATTCTCGATACCAACATCGAATGAGGTACCATGTACGTCACCCAGTATGCACATTTGCGCAGATCCATACCCCGCATGTGCACCAATATCACCCCATACTCTGGAGTTATAAAGCTTAATGTCCTTGTCGACACGGAATGGGCGCGCAGCACCAAAGACCTTCAGGCTATGAATAATCGT